TCACAAACCTTTACTGAGGGTGCGGCTAAAAATATGTCTCATTTCCATATAAGATCTGCGTCTTTACCAGAATCTATATTTGGAGAATTAGCTATTAATTATAGAGGAAGAACTGTTAGTTTTCCTGGAGACAGAATCTATAAACCTTGGAATATTACAGTTTTAGATGATGTTAACAGTAGAACACTACACAAAGATTTTCATGATTGGAGTAATAAAATAAATGATCATCTAACCAATCTAAATAATGTTTCGGGTGGAGAACTTACACTTTCAAACAATTTTGCAACAAATTGGCAGGTTAAACAGTATGACACAGACGGCGCAGCAGTAATTAAAACAATCGATATTAAAAATTGTTGGCCAACTGCTGTTGGTCCAATACAACTTGATATGGGCCAAGACAACACTTTTTGCTCGTTTGCGGTTAGCATGTTGTTTACGCACGCTGAGTTTACTATTAAAGATCCCAGCTCTTAATAAAGAATTAATTTTAAATTTAACACTTCAATAAGGAAATAAAATGGCCGACGTACCAGAAACAACAGATTATCATAGTATTCAGGGGTTTATTGAAAAGTTTAATGGCGGAACTCGCGTAAACAGATTTAAAGTTACAGGACCAATAAGATCAAAAAGTCCAATTAGCACTGGTACTGGCACTGGTACTGGCACTGGTACTACAACCACAGCGACACAAGTATCAAATAGTACAACAGATTTTCATATCAGATCTGCAAGCATTCCAGGTTCTTATATAAATCCAGTTTCTATGAATTGGAGAGGCAGAACAATTAATTTTCCTGGTGATAGATCGTACGAGCCTTGGCAAATTGTGGTTGTTGATGATACAGGTAAAGGAAATGTTCTTTACAACGGGTTTCTTACTTGGCACAAAGAAATAAATGATGCAGCTTCAAATAAAAGTTCAGATGGAGCAACAATACCATCTCCTAAAAACTCATTTTCTCCATCAGATTGGATAGTAAAACAATTAGAACCAAACGGTGTAAATTACGTAAAACAATTTAAATTAAAAAACTGCTGGCCTCTAGCAATTGGAGCTCTTCAATTAGACATGAGCCAAGACAACACTATTGCAGCATTTGCTGTAACTATGCGCTACAGTCATTATGAAACAGACTTTGTATCCGGAACAGCATAATTAACAATCCCCCAAAAAATAGCTATATACCATAGCACAAAAAAGAAAGTGTAAATATATGGAATTAGAACTATTTGGGTTTAGTATAGGTAAGAAAAAACAAGAATCAGTCAAACAAACAACGGATATTATTACTCCGGATTCGTATGACGGTTCTTATATTTTAGAAACTGGCGGCGTATTTGGTACGTTTGTGGACTTCTCTGGAGCAGTCCGCGACGAAAACCAAATGATTCAACATTATCGTTCAATGGCATTATACCCAGAAGTAGATGCTGCTATTGAAGACATTGTGAATGAAGCCATCGTACTAGACCAAGACAGAAAACCAATAAAATTAAATTTGGATCGTGTAAACCTTTCAGAACCAATCAAAACAAAAATATACGCAGAATACAACCACATCTTAAAGATGATGGATTTTTCAAATAAAGCCACAGACATTTTTAGACGATGGTATATTGATTCTAAAGTATTTTACTATAAAAAAATTGATAAAAATGACTTAAGAAAAGGTATAACAGAACTTATTCCTGTTGATCCTGTCAAGATTAAAAAAATTAGAAAAGTAGAAAAAGATAAAGCAGTATACGGCGGACAGACTCCATTTTCTCCTGTTAAAAGTATTCAAGAATATTTTGTTTACGCCGATACTGACCGAGAATCCGCATTCCCAACAACCAGTGCTGGTTGGAAGATTGCTCCAGATACCGTGGCTTACGCCCATTCTGGTATTATTGATTCAGCAACAAAACGAGTTGTAGGGTATTTGCAAAAAGCAGTTCGTCCACTCAATCTGCTTCGTCAAATTGAAGACGCAGTTGCCATTTATCGCATTTCTCGTGCTCCAGAACGTCGTATTTTTTATGTGGATGTAGGTAATCTACCAAAGCAAAAAGCAGAACAATACTTACGCGAAATCATGAACAGGTATCGCAACAAAATTCTTTATGATCCAGCAACAGGCCAGATTCGTGATGAACGCAACCACATGAGCATGCTTGAAGATTTTTGGATGCCTAGGCGAGAAGGTGGTCGCGGCACAGAAATTACCACTCTAGACGGTGGACAAAACTTGGGTCAGATGGAAGACGTACTGTATCTGCAACAAAAATTATTTCGTGCATTAGGAGTTCCTCTTTCTAGAATGATGGGAGAAAGCGGATTTAATATGGGTCGTTCTGCAGAAATAACCCGTGATGAAGTTAGATTCAACAAGTTTATTGATCGTTTACGTCATCGATTTAGCACTCTATTCATAGACATCTTAAGAACTCAAGTTCTACTTAAAGGAATCATGAGTGAAGAGGATTGGGGTCGTATCAATCAAGATATAACCTTTACATTCAACAATGATTCTTATTTTGCTGAACTAAAGGATAACGATATCTTAAGAGAAAGACTGGATATTATTGCTGCGGTTACTCCATATATTGGCAGATTCTTCTCTAATGATTACGTTAGAAAATACTTTCTAAAGCAATCTGATGAAGAAATTTTAGAAATTGATGCACAAATAAATAGAGAGATGCAGAAACAAATAGAAGCTCAGGAAATGCAACAGTATCAACAAATGATGGCTGGTGAGCAACCAGAGCAAGAGCAACCAGAAGAAGAAGAACAACAATGACTACCCCCCAAAGACTAGTAGAGATGATTCTCAGAGGTAAAAACGAACAATTTCACACAGTTTTAAGTGAAGAATTGCGAGAACGTGCTGCTGCTCTTATGGAACAAATTTACCGCAATGAAACAAAAACTTTACTAGAATCTGTTACGCCTTTGATGGTTCCTTCTACCCCAATTAATACACAAGAAAAACAACAAATTACCAAAATTTTCTATGTAGAAAAAGCATATCAATTGAAGGATGGTAATGTTGGTGTTCTAGCCGAAGAAGACCGAGAAATGGTGTCTAAATTATATAAAAACCTAAATAACGAGAACAAAGAAAGAATGGTAAAATTACTGTCTGAATCGCAAGAATCATTCAATCGAGTATTGAATCTTGCAAAAGTAGAAAACAAAAAAGGGACTAAAAATGGATAATTCTCTAAAAACTTTCATAAACCTCGTAATGAACGAAAATCTGGTTCAAGCTCAACATTTAATCAAAGAAAAATTAAATGAAGCTTTAACAAATGCTTTAAACGAAAAGTACGAATCTTTTGCTCCTACCATTTTTGAAAAATGGGATGCTGAAAAGGCCGACAAGAACAAAGACGGTGAAATTTCTGATTGGGAAAAAGCTTCAACCGAATGGGCAGGGGGTAATGATGATGAAACCGAGGACGAGAAGCAATCTGAGGAAGAAGAAGAAAGTGGGTCCGAAGAAGAAGAAGATGAGGAAGATGATCAGGGCTCAGAAGAAGATGACGAAGAAGAGAAAGACTGAAATCAATGAAACTAATAACCGAGACAGTTGAACAAGTAGAGTTTTTAACTGAAGCAGCTGCTGACGGTGGCAAAAATTATTTTATTGAAGGTACTTTCATGCAAGCCGATACCCTCAATCGAAATAAGAGAATGTACCCAAAGCACATTCTGTTAAATGAAGTTAATCGCTACACTAAAGAGTTTGTAAACAATAGTCGTGCGTTTGGTGAACTAAACCATCCTGCAGGTCCAACAGTAAATTTAGATCGAGTTGCAATTATTATCAAAGAGTTAAACTGTAACGGAATCGATGTATACGGTAAAGCTAAAGTAATGAGCACACCAATGGGTGAGATTGTTAAGAATCTCATCAATGAAGGTGCTCGTCTGGGTGTTTCTACTCGTGGTATGGGTTCACTAAAAGCCAGAAATGGTTACAATGAAGTTCAACCCGACTTCATGCTTTCTGCTGTAGACATTGTTGCTGATCCTTCAGCTCCTAATGCCTTTGTAAACGGCATCATGGAAGGCAAAGAATGGATTTGGGATAATGGTATGCTTGTTGAACGTCAAATCGAAGAGTATCACAGAGAACTTTCCAGAACATCTGCTCGTCAACTAGAACAAAAAGCAACCAAACTGTTTGAAGATTTCTTGAGAAAACTTAAATGAAAATTAAACTAGTAAATTTAATTGAAGGCGTGGTGATAGCAAATCCACCATCTGTATTTGGTACTCCTACGAATTCTTATAGACAACCAGCTGTTCCATCCGCTGTTCCGGCTGTTCCATCCGCTGTTCCTGCAACTGCCCAACCAGCAAAACCATTCAATCCAGCACAACCTTTTGGTCAACCTGCAATTCCTTCAGCACCAAAATCTTCAGGTGTTTATAGCCCAACTCCTGCTCCTCCCGCAGGTATTGCTGCACCAACAGCTCAACCAACAACAGGATCTGGATCATTCATTCTTGATAATCCTCCAACCACACCAACTCCTCAAAAGCCTCTTCCAGCCGGTGAAGCTCCTGAAATGCTTAGGCCAAATTTTGATCCAGCACAACCTTTTGGGAGACCTACAACTTTTACTCTACCTTTTACCACAAAACCAGGTGCCGAATACAGCCCAACTCCAGGAGGTGTAAAACCAAAAAATCCTACTGTTGTTGTGAATCCTCCAGACACATCAAAGAAGGAACCTGGAATGTCACAAGAAGATCTGGAACGTGATGCTGATAAATATGCACCAGAACCAGCAGCAACTAATGCACCAGCAGCAACACAATCCGAAAAACCAAAAACAAAAACTCAATACGAAGTAAATCGAGAAGCATCTGATAAAGCACGTCAACAAACTATTGAATTTCAACAAAGAAAAGCAGAAAAAGCAAGAGCAATAACTGCTGCAAATCAAGCAGAAGCAGAAAAAAGAGAATCAGAACGAGCACTAGTAAATAGTGGCCGTCGCGGTCGAGGTCGTATGAATGAACAATACAATTTTAGATTTAAAACTGGTGCTTTAAAGGCACTAATGCAAGAAGGTGCTATGGACACTGTTAGTAGTGTTTGGGATGCAACAAAAAATTATGTAAGTGATGTTTGGAATCAAGGATTCGGTGCGGCAACAAAAAAAGCTGCAGGTAAAATATCAGATAATGCTATTAAGGGAATTGAAGACGCAACAGGCACCGAATATTTCACAAAAGGTGCAATCCATCCTAATGTTGCATCACGAGAATTTGTAAAAATGACAAAAGAGGTTCCCGGTGATACTGCTCTTAATGTTGTAAAAAATTTAGCCAGATATTCGCCAACAACTTTAGCTAGAATGCAAGCTGGAAGATACGCCAGAGCTGCTGCATTTGATCCGTCTGAAGCAGAAGAACAATTATCGCATTACGCTAAAATACACGCAATGACTAATCCATTATCTTATGCTACCAGTTATGCTGGAGATATAGCCAAAGGAATTGGTCAAATGTCCGGACTACTTCCTGTTGCTGGTGCAGCAATTGGTGGAGCAGTCGGTGGAAAAGTTGGAGCAGGTATTGGAAAATTAGCTGGAGCAGGTGCTGGT